GTACGATGCTGTGACGCGGCCGGCCTCTGGGTCCACGTAATGCAGACGCTGGCTCGGATGGCCGGTCGCGGCCATGAACTCCTTGGCGTACACATTCTCCGATTCTGGCGAACCGGTGACGTAGATCTGGCCGCCGTTCGCCATCGTCAACGTCATCGGCGTGTGGAAATGGCCCATGTACACATCCGAGAATGCTTCGGGGATGACACCGGTGGACCATTGGTTGCACTTGCGGAGAATGCCGAACGCTGGCGTGTTGCCGCCGAACGATTTGATCTCGTCGCCATGCACCAGCAGAGCGCCGTAGTTACCGATCTCGACGATCTGGTACCAAGCCGGCGAGGTATTCCATTGGATACGTTCGTCCTCGAGGCGGTCGCCGGCGATCTTGTAGGCGACGCGGTCGATGTTGTCGGCTCCTGGCATGTCGCCTTTGCGGCCGAGCCGGCCGTGGTTGCCGTACTCGCAGGTGACGGTGACATGCTCGAAGATGGCGAGCATCCGGCGGACGAAATCTTCCATGAGGGCGGCGGTGGCGAAGAGCTGCTCGAATAGGTGCGCTTCGACTTCATAGGGTTGTCCTGGGAAGATGCCGAGGCCTTCGACCATGTCGCCGCCGAACATGACATGCGCTTCTTTCACGGGATGATCGGCCCGTTGGATCTCGGTCATCGTGCCGATCTTCTCGGCGAACCGGTGGATCCGTTTCCGGCAGGTGTCAATGTCGTAGTCGGCGGTTTGTTTGCCGAGCTGCCAATCGGTCGCGTGAATCAGAGCGACCTCGGCGTTCTTCTTGCGCGGGTCGCTCTTAGGTTTGGGAACGCTCGGAGCGCGTCCAAGTGTGACGGCCGCGTCTTTCGCCGCCTGATAGACGGCTTCGACGATGGCTTCTGATTTGGCGTGCGCTTTGCGGGTGGCGCGTTGCTGTCTGACGAGGGCGTCGCGGAGCTCTTGCAGCTCTACTTCCTCGTCGAACGGGTTAGACATTCTTCCTTCGCCATTCCGAGATCGGATACGTCGAAACGTCGATTCCCCACTTGTTCAGCACCGCCTTGATCGTCGGCACCGAATACGACAGATCGCTGAGAGCCGCTAGCAGCGCTTCTGAGCGTTCCGCGTCGAGCTCGTCGATGATCTGTTGGATCTTCGCTTTCGCCGGCTTGGGGCGTGCGGCTTCGAAGTCTGACATGTCTGGCACAGTTGCCTCCTTGTGCTAGTTGAACAAAGCCTTCCAAGTGTTCGGGCCGACAATGCCGTCAACGGTGAGGGCTTGATCGGTTTGGAAGGCTTTGACAGCTGCGTCGGTCTTCGGGCCGAAGATGCCATCCACGGGGCCGACGTTGTAGCCGAGCATCTTCAGCTCACGCTGAATCAGCTTGACACGATCTTTGGCTTTCGATCCTTTACGGACTGACTGCCCAGGGTACGGAGGCACCGGTTCCGGCTGAGTGGTCTGCGGCGGACCGGAAACGATGCGCTCCGAGATCGGTGACGCCCATGTCCAAGTGTCAGGGGTGACCTCGAGGTGCAGGTGATCGTTCTGTGCTCCAGGCGGACGGCCGATCCAGCCGCGGCCCACTTCCCAATAACGCTTCGCCCAATAGTCGTGAACGCGCTGGAGGCCGAGCACTTCGTGGTTCGCGATAAGCCACGGGATGATCTCGTTCTCGACGGTCGACCTCGACGGAACGTCGGGATGTTTCGCGTCTTTCCGGTAGCTCAGATCTTGGGCGGCGCCGAAAGCGTGCGAGCTCCAGGCGGTGCCGCCGCGGATCGGCCGGCGGCCGTAACAGCCGAGATTCCAGAGTCCCCAGCGCTCTTCGAGGTATTTGCGGATCTGGCGCAAGTTTGGTGAGCAGGTGTCGAACGGGTGCCGTGGCGTGTCCCGTTGCCAGCTGTGGAATCTCAAGGCTTCTTTCCGATGATCGGGGTCACTTCTTCGCCTCGACGCGCGGCGATGCCGTTGCCGACGGCGTATCCGGCGATCATGCCGATCAGACCGGTGCCGGCCTCGTTCGAGATCGACTCGGTGATCAACAGAAGCGTGACACATACCAGAGCGACGAGGGCGATCATGGCTTTCGACGGGTTTGCGATGTTCATCTCTGTCCTATCCACAAGCAGAAGACGACGATCACGCTCATCACAAGGGCGAGCGCGGCCGTTTTTGCGTCTTCGCTGGTGATGATCATGGGGCCGGCGGGTATGGGTTTGCGGCTTTGACGGCGTTGACGGCGTCGAGCCAGGCTTGTTCGGTTCCGTCGCCGCGTTGCCATTCGAAGAACAGCGGGTCGCTGGTGGCTTCGTAGTCAGCGCGGCGTGCGTTCTCAACAGCGGCGACCTGGTTGTTGTAATCGACGGTCGGCCATGCGGCGTCAAGCTCGGCTTGTGACGGTTTCGGGGTGTCGTCGTACCATTCGAGGGTGTCGTAGTCGTTGCCGGAGAGCGACCATTCGGCACCCGGATAGTTGGCGAGGAGGACGGCGGTGTAATCGGTCATGCTCCGATCTCCAATGCGATCATTTGGCCGGTCGTCGAAGCGTTTTGTAGCGTGATGGTACCGGAACCTGCATTGTCGAATCGTCCCTTGTACGTCGTCGCTGATGTCGTCGCCGGACTGTCATACGCAATGAGGGTGTTGTAGAGCCGGACGGTACTGCTGATGTCCACGCCGTAAACGTTGCCTTCAGTGCCTGACAGTTCGACATTAGACGAGTCGGTAATGGAGGTCTGTCCACGGTTCAAGGCGCCTCCGGAGTTACCCGCACGATGAGTCCACAGGACAAGAATGTCGCTCGTCGCTGATGTTGGCGTGATAGTAACGCTGATATTGGCGTCCACGGGGGTCGTGCTCGTCGTTGTGCGGTCCACGGTGTCCGTCGCTCGCACGACCTGCAAAATCTTGCCGCCAGCGACAGCGGCCCAGGAGCTGCCGTCGTAATACTGGGTGGCGTTCGTGTCCTCGAGATAAGCCATCTGGCCTTCAGCAAGCGTCTTCTCGCCGGTGCCGCCAAACGCGGCGTCACGCTCCGTGGACGAGGCAAAGACGGGGATGCCGGTATTGATCTGCGTGACCTGCGCGGCGGTGAGTACCTGGCCGGCGGTGAAGGCCGGCACTGAGGTTTGGGCGTTGGCTCCCATAGGTGCTCCTTATCCTAGAACATTCAGGGCGTCGAGCACACCATAGACGGCATCGTCCAAGATGAGTTCGTACACGATGGTTGTGGGGCTTGTGTAGAAACGAGCGACATGACCGCCAGTGGTGTCGATGTAATGCTCTACGCCTTCGACCGCGAGTTCCTGGGCGAGCTGCGTCGTTGAAGCGCCGTTGATGAACGATTTCTCGATCGTGATGGTGTCGCCGATGTCGATCGTGGCGACAACGTCACGTTGAGCGTCGGAGAGCTGCGCGAACGCGACCTCGATCGAGGTGAACGTAGCCTCTGGCTCAGGGCTCAGCAGATAGTCAGCGAGATCCTGGCAAGCGGCGTCGGTGTCCAGCAGTGAGCCGGTGACAGCGACGGACTGGATGAAGTATTCGGATTGGCTGTCGGTGTCTTGAGCGGTGCCGGAATCGTTACCGAGAGATTGAACGAACACAAGGTTGACGACTTTGTCGGCCCCGAACGAAATGTCAACGTTTCGGTACGGATAGTTGGTGCCGTCGTCATGAAACGCAGCTGCTGGCGCTGACAGCGTGTTCCCAATCCGGTTCTCGAACGTGAGCACTCCTTCACGGTCGATGAACAGCCGGCCACGTTCGGCGTCATTGACGAGCCGCAGATAGTCCAGAACGATTTGTCCGAGCTCGAGGTCGTAGGTGTGGGCGCCTCCCCCGCCGCCGGTGTGGCCTCCGAGCTCAACGGTGCCGGTGGCGATGGAGCGGGCCGCGCCGGACGGATAGTTCACTTCGGTCAGATCAAGGATGCTTTCGATTCGAGCACCAGACAGTTCTTTGTCGATGTGGACGTCGTCGGTGACAGTTTGCGCGAGGAGATAGAAGTCGTCGGCGCATCGGACGCTGACGGTGTCGTCACCATCAAGGCCGAACTGGTAGTCGTAGTCGACGATTCGGCCGACGAACAGCAGCTCCGATTCGCGGTACAACCGAACCAGCCTCATCGGGGCAAGTCCTGGCTTGTCGTTCGCTGGGTCGTAATACGGCGAATCGCTGGCGAACGGGTTGAACACTCCGCCAGCCGTCGTGTCGTCGAGCAAGAACGTCATGGTGCCGGCGCCGAACTGGTCGGCGGTATCGCGTCGACCTCGTCGGACGCGGATGCTCCGAGCGCCGTCGGTTACGTCTGCGAAGTCGGTGACTCCGTCGAGAACGAACGTGGTGCCGTCTAGAAGCCCGCGTACGGCGTCATCGAGCCGAAACCCTTTGACGGGTGCGCCGGTGTCGATTTCGAGCGTGTAATCGCCCGACTGAACGACGGTGGTGCTCACAACCGAAGCACTCCGATCGAGGAGGATCCTGAGGTGCGGTTGTATTTGCGGATGCTGTCGACCACGACTTTGCCGATCTCCTCGGTCGGTGTCGGCGTGTTCACGTTCACGGTGACGTTCTGCACAGCTCCGGACGGTGCTCGAGTGATGCTGGAGACCGGCGTGATCGTGGTCGTGGCGACCGGCGGGGCAGACAGGAAGCCGACCTCGTCACGCGGCGGAACATACGTTGAGCCAGGGGCCGCGCCGGAACTGATCGCTCGCATCTGGGTAAAAGCGTTGAGGACTCTCATTGCTGAGGCGTACGCGGCGTCAAGTTGGTCGGTGTTGATCTTGATCATCAGATTTTCCTCAAACGCCAGTTTGAGAAGTCCGTGAGCGGCCAAAGTTTCAAGGATTTCCCGAGTCAGATTGCGCTGAGCTTGTTCGATCTCGCGAGTGCTAGCTTCGGTGTTGCTAAGCGTTTCTTTGTATTTGTCAAACTCGTTTCGTAACTGTTCAACGTCGTCTTCAAGATCGAGTAGTTCAAGCATCCGCTCAAACTGTGGATTGACTTTCTTGACTTCTTCGTAAACGGCGTTGACTGAACGCGCAAGGTCTTCCTGGGCGCCAGCCGCGCCATCCGACGTTTCCTCAAGGTCCTCGAGGCCGGTGGATGCTTCACGAACGCTGGCGTACATGTCGCCGGCTTGTTTGCGGGCCTCGTCGACGCTCGGCGTGAAGTTCTTGTCGAGTTCTTCGGATGCGAGGCCGAGTTTCTTGGCGACCCAGCCAATGGCATCGCCAACCTTGC